GTAATTAATCCAATCTTCATTGATAATGTTTCATTTGAATATTTTCTTTAATTGTATTATAATCAGAAGAATTTAATTTATCCCCATCAACAGAAAATACTTGATCAAAACCACTTCTTTCAATAATCTTTTCTTTAATTTCCATCTGTCTTTTTTCTTTCTGAATACGACGCAGGAAGGCATAATAAACAATCTGTGTAAAATACGCAAATGGATTTGTACGTTCTACATCAAAGTTATTAATATACTGAACACAATTCTCAATACCATCTGAAATCATATCCTCACGGAACATATAATTCACAAAGTTTGGACGATATGATAAGTGGGTAGCAATTTTTAAAAAACAATCACCAATATAATTAGGAATGATTGGATTTGGTAATCCCTTTTCCTTTGCTTGATTTACTTTAATTTTATAATTAATCAACGCATCGTGAAAATCTTTATTATTTACATAATGTGGATTTTTCTTTACTTTATTCATTTTTGAATTTAACATAACTGATTACTTTTCCTTATTATAACACACAATAGCAATAGTTGACAACTATAGAGAATGTGCCTATAATCACTCTGTTAGGGTTGAAGATAAGTTGTATCTTTAAATAGACTTATAGAGTTTTTCTAAGGTTATTCTGGCATCAGCAATAGAGGACAAATAACCCATTTTAGAAGTAAGTTCACTTTTATTGGATTTTTTACTCCTCTCTCTAACAAACTTTTGATGTATTTTAATTAAATCTTCATCTGTTATTTCAGTCATCGTTATAACTTTTTCCATATCCATTATAAACATACTACCATCAGCAAACTTTATCCAAGGACTTACTTTAATAGTTGATATTCCAAGTTGACGAATTGTTACGGATTCCATAGTGATAGGATTATCTAAAATTAACATAATCCTATCGTCTTCATCACAAGGACAAACTTTAGAAAGTATTTCCTCACCTGATATTAATTTAATGATAGCATAAAAGTCTTCTTCCATTTATTTCTTAAAGTCTAGTTGTATAATTTCATAATTAAACTTTTCTTCATTATAAATTTTAATTCTTTCGATTAAATGATTTAAAGTATAATTCTTTTTTGATTTGTAAGTAATGTCGTCTGCAATATCGTAAAGAACTGCTTTATTTTTGTTTTCTCCTTTTCGGAGAACTCTACCAATAGATTGTAAATTTCTTACTCTTGATTTACTTGGACTAGCAAAGATAATATTATGGAGATTTTTAATATTAATACCAGTACTAAATGTTCCGTATGAAGCAACGATAATTGAATCGTTTTCTTTTTCGGTAATTTCTCTTACCTTTTCTCTTTCCTCAGCATCCACACCACCGTAAACAAAAAATATTTTTCTATCTTTTGCTGCTGAACTATTTATCATCTCATACAAAGGTTGTCCGTGAGTTTCAACACGACTATAAAGAATTAAAGTATTTCCTTTCAAATCCAAAGATAAGTTTTTAATAAAATTATTTCTCTTATCATGAGTAATCAAATACTGAATTTCTTCTTCGTATTCATCAAATTGATGTTCGTTGTGTTTTAATAAAAGAACTTTGATTTGTAGTTTTGATAGATAACCTTTTTCAATAAGTTCCTGTGTTTGCGTAACCTTGTATGAGGGACCGAATAAACCTTCTAGAACCCACTTGTGAGTCTGTGAACCATCCAAAGTACCAGTGAACCCAAAACGATACTTTGTATTGTCAAGTTTCGTCATAATACCAACCAAAGATTTAGACTTGAATTGATGTGCTTCATCTCCAATAACCACATCAAAATTCTCAAAGAAAGACCTAGGAAGATTATAAATTGATTGCCAGGTTGTAATGACTACATTTTTATTTGTAGACTTTTCTTTACCAGAGTAAATCTTATGACAATACTCTTCGGCATTCCATCCATAATCCTCAAAGTCTTTATACATTTGTTCTACTAATGAAGTAGTAGGAACAATCAGTAAAATATTATGTTCTTTTTCTACAAAGTATCTAACGATTGAGTAAATCATCAAAGACTTACCAGAAGCAGTTGGTGAAATTAAAAGCTTACGATTATACCTGAGAGCATCATACACAGCATCTACTTGATAGTCTCTTGGTTCGTGCCTTGATATACTCTTCATATAATCAGAGACACCTTCCACCGAAATCATTTCATTTTCTTCAAATGGAAAACCATAAAACTTATTATCTTTGAACTCTACTGTATATTCACAGTTTTTTGCCCAAGCAACTAGTTTATCCAAAAGACCAACATATAGTTCACCAGTATGATTACTATAAAGTCTTATTTTTCCATCCCAATACTTGCTCCTATACTGGGGCATAAAACGGGCATTTTCTATCTCAAAAGTAAAATGCTCAGACAACTCTTGGTGAATATGTGGTTCTGTTTCAACTTTTAGATAAATCTCGTTCTTTTTTTGTATAATAATATTAGCCATATCCTGCTGTAAATCTCATGTATTCAATCGCATTCTTTATTTGATAAGTTCTATTTAAGATTGTCTTTAATATACTTTCCAAATAACTAAGCATCGTTTGGTAATAGTCTATTTTGGATACTATCTTAATTAAGTCTTTATCAGCATCCATATACTTATCTATATCTGGTTTCAAAACCTTATGGTCAAATGGATTTTCTTTATATACTTCTGGTTCTGCCTTACCAGAGTAATACATCCATTTTTCTTTTTTTAAAATCTTATATTTGTTTTCTTCTAGTTTTCTGAGAAGAAGAATGTTGTTATAAAGTTTATAATATTTTGCATGAAGAGCAGGTATTTTGATAGACTCATCGTGTAGATTATCTTGGTCTATAATTGAATCTTGCTCCCATAATAATTGAATTTCATCAAGGTTCATAGTTTCAATAAGTTGTTATATCATATAAAGTATACTTGAAATTTACCTGTGCCGTTACATACTGAACGTCAGTATTCGTAGCATCAAAATTAATTGTAGAAAGTGATGTTGGGAATAGACCACTAAAAGTAACTGTTGCTACTGGATTGTAATTGCTATTGTAAATGATTAAACTTCCATCAGATTGACCCGAAGATGCGTTTTGAACTCCTGGATTGTATGGGTCTTGGTTGAGAAATTCTTGGTATTCCCCAACGTTCTCTGGGTATCCAAGACCTCTTATCCAGTTATGAACTTGGAGGTAATTTTCTAAATTTTCATCAACAAAAAATTTTAAATTAAAATCATCATAACTAATTTTATCACCAGGAATTGGAATATCTTTCAAATAAGTAGGTTGAATTGCTACACCAAGATTAATTCCAGGTATTTCTGCGGAATTAGAAAAGAAATCAATTTTTGGATACTTTGATAATACAAACTTAAAACCTAATGGAGATAAGTAGTTTTTGTTTCCAATTTGATTTGATAACGAGGGTGAAGCCATTTTTATTTTTATTTTTATTTATAGGCATAAAAAAAGGGTCCTTTCGGACCCCTGAAAAATGTGAAAAGAAACTCACATAAGATTTTGAACTAGTACTCTTCTGTAGTAACGGTTTGAGTTGGTCTGAATACGACCAAGTGGATTATTGGCAATATCATCTGGAGATTTGCCTTCAGAAAATGGATTAGCAACAAGACCATAACGGGTCTTGAATCCAATTTTAGGTTGGAAGGTGTTCTCACCAACGGCACGAACCATTTGGAGAGGAACATAAGGACAATAGAACAGACCTGCATCATAAGGGGAAGAACCCTTATAACCGACAACGTAATATTGACCACCAGTTGCACCGTTACCAGCACCACCCGAATATGGGTCGATATAAACTTTATACTTACCGTTGAGAACACCAGCAAAAGTACTGCCAGTATCATCTACGTTAAGGTTTGCATTGAGTGCAGGGGTGTAGTCAAGGAGACCTGCCATTGAGAGAGCAGAAGCAACGTCAGATGAGCACATGATGATGTTACCCTTTCCACGACGAGTTCTTTGTGCGATTGCGTTAGCATCACGCTCGATTTGGAAGATAAGACCCTTGAACTTCTCAACTGACCAACGACCGTTAGAGTCAACGTCAAGGTCAAAAGTACCAGCAGTAGCAGTGTTGAACTGAGCACCAGCTTCGGCAGTCTTGTAGATAGTACGAATAACTTCACGGTTGATTTCAGCAAGAATCTCTGTTGAGAGAATATTTGCCAATTCCGCTTCAGCATTCAGACCGTGGATTGCCTTGAGGTCT